AAACTTAATACAATACCATCATTTACTAAAATTTGCCCTACTTCATTTGTTAAAAAATACAATCAAGACACCCAAACCGTAACTTTACAGAATGATAGCCAAATTATATTCTTAGGCGAAAATTATGCAGATGATAAAGAGTTAAATCGATTTAAAGGATTAGAAGTAAATGGTTTTCTTTTAGAAGAGGTAAACGAATTACAGCAAAAGACTTTTTATAAGTGTATTGAACGTGCAGGATCACAAATAATTGAAAAGCAACCTAAACCAATAATTTTAGCAACTTGTAATCCTGCTAACAATTGGGTTAAAGAGTTAATTTATAATAAGTGGAAAAATAGTACCTTACCACCTAACTGGCTTTATATTCCTTCTAAGATTACAGATAATCCATTTATACCATTAGATTATTTAGAATCTCTTAAATCAATGCCTAGATATGAATATGAAGTGTTTGTTGAGGGTAACTGGGATTTGCAGGAACGAACAGGAGCAGAGTTCTATAAATACTTTAGTTTAGATAAACACGTTAAGCTATGTCATTATGAACCTACATTACCTTTACACATTAGCTGGGATGAAAACGTTAATCCATATTTACCATGTGGTATATTCCAAATATCCAATAAGCAAATAAGGTTAATTGATACTATTTTAGGTGTTAATCCTAGAAATACAATAAAGGATGTTTGCAATGAGTTTAAACGTAAATATCCACACCATGAAAGCGGCTTGTTTATTTATGGAGATGCAACCAGTCAAAAAGAAGATGTTAAGCAGGAGAAAGGACATAATTTCTTTAAACTAATACAAAATGAATTAACTAATTATAGACCTATTATGAGAGTTAGTAAATCTAATCCTTCAATAGTTATGCGTGGTAATTTTTTTAATACAATTCTTTTTAGTAATTTTGGCGATATTGAGTTTATAATTAATCCAGAGTTAAAAGAAGCAATACAAGACTTTACTAATACTAAAGAAGCAGCGGATGGAACTAAGGATAAAACAAAAGTTAAAGATGCTAAAAGTGGTGTATCATACCAACCATTTGGACATATTAGCGACTTAACAGATTATTTACTTTGTGAGGCATTTAAAAACGAATATCAAATGTATCAAAAAGGAGATATTACTCAATACGCAAGAAAAATAGGAGTAGCACCAATAAACGTAAAACATAGATTATAATGAAAGTAAAATCACACAAAGAACTAATTGATGGGCATAATACAATAACATTCTTTATTGAAGATGTTAGCACAAACAGCCTTATCCATTCCGATACGTTCATAATAACTAAGAAAACACGTATTAAAGAGTTGAAATACAACTTTATAACCTACGTTCAGGATATGCACAAATTAGAATTAGCTATGCTTAATGCTGAGGTTCATAAGATTAAAGAGAATAAGGTTAAATTAGATTTAGAAAATATTAGTAACAATAGTATTAATTAAGCATATTTTGTTTATATTTTTGTACAATGGCTAGACTTTTAAGAGATAATGATTATTTGCGTGTTATTCAATCGGATAACTTAGCTCAAATAATCGAATCTAACCAACAAACTAAACTAGATGTAGAGCAATCCGCACAAAGCGAAATGATTAGCTATTTAGCACAACGCTATTTAATTAATTCTATTTTTACAGATACTAAAGTTTTTGATGTTACTGCTACTTATAACGGCAAACAATTAGTTGAATGGACTGCAAGTGCTTTTAGTGCTACTACTGTTTACACTACTGGACAATATGTAGTTTATAATGGTAATATTTACAAATCTATTGCAGGATCAACAGCACACGCTTTTAATGCTTCTGAATGGACTTTAAAGGCTGTTGATAAATCACTATTTTATGTTACATTACCAGAAGATGAGTATAATAACTCTACTTCTTATGTTGCTGGAGATAAGGTTTATTTTGATAATATTGAATACACTTGTTTATTAAACTGTAAAGGTATTTTACCAACTGAAACACAATTTTGGAGCGTTGGTAGTGCTTATACATTAACTGCTGCTTACCCAGATGATACTACTAAATGGACAGAAGGAGATAATAGAAACCAACAAATAGTAATGTATCTTTTAGATATTACTTTATACCATTTACATAGCAGAATTAACCCCCGTAATGTTCCAGATTTAAGAAAGGAACGTTATGATGGAAATAATGCTACACAAAACGGTGGGGCTATTGCATGGCTTAAACGTTGTGCAAGTGGAGATTTAACAGCAGATTTACCTAGTATTTTACCACAACAAGGTGTTTCAATTAGATGGGGTAACTCAAACGGTGGTACAATTAAAACATCAAATCAACTTTGGTAATGAAATTATTTGGATATAACATAGATTTTAATAAAGTACAGAATGTTTCTGTTAATATGCCTAAAACGGCAGATATTAGAAAACGTATTACTACTCCTACACAATTATACAGAGGTATTACAGATATATCTACTTATAAAAGTGCAGTTATTAGAGCTGAATCATTAACGGCTCCGCAACGTTCGGAATTATATAAGGTTTACAAAAATATTGAATTAGATGCTCATTTAACAGCAGCAGTAAACCAACGTAAAAACTTAACACTATCTAAAGATTTTGATGTTTTATTAAACGGTGAAGAAAGCGAAGATTTAGAGAAAATTATTAAGCATAAATGGTTTAGAGATTTTATAGATTATTCATTAGATGCTATTTTTTACGGACATTCATTAATTCAATTTGATAGCGTTATAGATAATGCTTTTAAATCAGTTGAATTAGTACCTCGTGAATACGTTAAGCCCGAATTTCATATAGTAACTAATACCTATGCAGATTTAAGTGGTTATCCTTACTTAGATCCACCTTATAATAATTGGTGTATTGGAGTTGGTAAGGATAGAGATTTAGGACTGTACATGAAAGCAGCCCCTTTAGTTATTTGGAAGAAAAACGCATTAGGAGCATGGAGTGAATTTGTAGAAATATTTGGTAGCCCTATTAGAATAGGTAAAACTAATACTAGAGATGAAGAAACACGAGCTAATATGGAATCAATGCTTAGAAATATGGGTGTAGCTTCTTATGGGGTGTTTGATACTGATGATTTAATTGAGTTAGTAGAAAGTAACCGTTCAGATGCTTATAATGTGTTTGATATGATGATACAAAGATGTAATAGCGAAATATCAAAACTTATTTTAGGGCAAACAGGAACATTAGATGAAAAAGCCTATGTAGGTAGTGCAGAAGTACAAGAACGTGTTTTAAAGAATGTAGCTTATAACGATGAATTTTTTATTGAAGGTGTTTTAAACTATCAATTAGTTCCAATGATGACACGTTTAGGTATATTCCCTGAAGGTGTTAAAATAACAGTTAAAGCAGAAGATGATTTAAGTCTAATTGAACAGTCTAAAATAGATATTGAGTTAATCAAAACTGGTAAATTTACTTTTACTCCAGAGTATTTAGATGAAAAATATGGTAGTGAGGTTGTTGTAGTTAATGATCCTACCGATGTGGTAAATATTAAAAATAGATTAGATAATCTCTATAAATAATGTGTTCATTTTGCGACATACAAAATGCTGCACCAATTAACATATTTTCAGACGAAGAAATTGAACGTATTGTTATCGGTGTTTATAGTGGTTTAATTACTCCACAATCTTTAGACGTTGCATTTCGGGAGCTAAACAGTACCACCAAGTACGTGAAATGGTAGATGCTATTTACGACAAAGATAGGATTAAACCATTTAGCGAGTATAAAAAAACAGGTACTGATATATTCAAAAATTACAATGAAAACTATTTAAGAGCTGAATATAACGCTGCCATATCACAAAGTAGGAGTGCTAGTATGTGGATGGATATTGAAAGTAATTCAGAATTATTACCTATGCTAACTTATAGCACAGTAGGAGATGGAAGGGTACGTCCTGAACACGCTATGTTAAATAATATTTCACGTCCAGTAAATGATAAGTTTTGGGATAACTATTTTCCACCGAATGGCTGGAATTGTAGATGTACTACATTACAAACAGATAGCGAAGATAATTTTACCCACATTTTATTGAATAAGAATAAAAACGGTTTAAATTACTGTCAAATATTTTACTTTGGATTAAACTAATGGCATCATTTACGGAACATAAAAAGATATTAAAACAGATTGAAGCGTTTAAACCTCAACTTAATAAAATGGTTGAAGCTGCTGGTGTTTTAGCCGTTAATCACTTTACTAAATCATTTAGTGATGGTGGTTTTACAGATGAAACTTTTGTGCCTTGGAAAAAACGTAAAAGAGGTATTGATACTTATAAACGTGGTAGACGTGGTGAAAGTGGTGTAAAAAGTTTAGGAATTGATAGAGGTATTTTGATAGGTAAAGCTGGAGCAGGACGTTTAAGCCGTTCAATTAGAAGTAGGAGATTTGGTAGTTTATCTGCTAAAATTTCAACAGATGTTATTTACGCTAGGATTCATAATGATGGGTTAATGGGTAAAGCATTTGGTAAATATCCATTTAAAATGCCTAAAAGACAGTTTATAGGTTATTCAGGAAAACTAAATAGACAAATAATTGCTTTTATTGATAAAAATATTAAGAAACAATTTAATAAATAATTCGTATATTTGCATATTATGACAGAAAAAGAATATAAAGAAAAACTTACCCTTGTTAAAAAGTGTATTTTATTTATGGTTGTTTCAATTATTTTATTTTTAGTTATTTGCATTAATGTCTAAACTAACTTTATATAACTCATTAAAAACTGATTTAACTGCTATTAGTGGCATTAAAAAAGTGTTTCTATGGAATAACCAATTAGAGAAAGAAAGCGAAGAAAATGCGTTTTTATACCCATCTATTGGTATTGAGTTTTTACCTAGTAATTATACAGATAAAGGTAAATTAGCAGTTTCACAACAATACGATTTAACAGTACGTTTACATATCTTATTTGAATCTTATTTAGATGAAGATACTTCAATACTAACGTTAACCGATACTGTTTGGCAAACGGTACATAATAAACAATATAGTACTTTTGGTAAGTTATTAAGACGAAATGAAGAACAAAACTTCGACCATCCAAATGTGCAAGATTACATACAGGATTACGCTACTTTAGGTAACGATAATCAAACACAAAATACTACTTTAGAAACATTAACACCTAACTTAACTACTGAAATAGTAGATCCAGACGAATTAACATAATGGCAAGGTCAATAAACACAATAGTAGCATTATTAGATGCTGAACAAGCAAATCAAACAGCTTTAAGTGGGTTAAATAGCCCATCAAACTCTGCTATTTATACATTATTTAAGTATATTGTAGCTACTCAAATGTATTTACAAGAAACATTATGGGATATATTTAAAGCGGATTTAGAAGCTAAAATTAAAACGGCTGCCGTTGGTTCTGCTGCTTGGTTACAATCAAAAGTTTTAGAATTTCAATACGATTCAGTTACCCCACAAGTTTTAACAGTTGGTAGTGATTTTTCTATTAATTATACGGTTCCAGATACAACTAAAAGAATTGTTACTAGATGCGCTGTAAATAGAACGGCACAAAGAACTGTTTTAATTAAAGTGGCTAAATCAGAACCGCCAGTAGCATTAGGAATTTTAGAATTATCTTCATTAGGTGGTTATGTAGATGATATTGCATTTGCTGGAGTTAATTACTTTGTTACTTCTAAAGCATCTGATAAATTATATTTAAAAGCAAATATTTTTTATGATGGACAATATGCTTCAACTATTTCTGATAGTGTTATATTAGCAGTAAACGCTTATTTAGCTAATTTACCATTTGATGGAAAAGTAAAAGTATCTGCATTAACAGATGCTATTCAATCGGTTACTGGAGTTACAGATATATTAATACAAGATATTGCAATTAGACCAGATGCAACTGCATTTGTAGACAAAACTTATTTAGTTCAAAATAATACAACTATTATCCCTTTATTTCAATTAGATGCTGGATATATAGTAGAAGAAACTACTTCTGGAGAAACATTTGCAGATAAATTAACTTTTACAGCTCAATAGATGTCAATATACAGTTATGATAATGAAATAGTAGCGGAACAATTAACACCGCCTGTTTTAAGAAATGATAAACTATTATCATGGCTTTATGTATTAACTAGCAACGTCCAAAACCTTTGGAGTTTAATTTTTGAAGATTATAAAACTGGTTGCTCATATCCTGCATGGGATTTAGTAGCCGTTTATAATGTAGGTGATAGAGTTATTTATGAAGATAGAAGTATTTATGAGTGTGTAAAGGCTTCGCTTGGATTTTATCCTTACGATACTGAACATTGGGAAAAAGTAAATGATTTATTTATAGGAGTAGATGAAAGGGTTAAATACACTTCACAAAAATTAATATACGAACTAGCTTTAAATACTTTTTTTCAAACATCTGGCATTTATATTACCACTAACATAGTAAACACAAACACCAACTTTGTTATTGGTGGTAGTAGTGAAACATCTTCTATAATGCCTTTAAATAGCATTAATCAAATTGATTATATGGGATATTCACCATATTATACAACGGATGAATTTGATTATACAATTAATTTTCCAATAGCTACATTTTCAGCATTAGGAACAGCTACTGAAGCGGAATTAATAATAAGAAGTTTTGCAGATAAATATAATTTAATGGGAATGCAATATAACATAGTAACATTTTAATACATCATGAAAAACATAGACATATCACAAATAGTTGAGCCAACGGCACTACAACCATTTACAGCTAATTCATTAAAGTTTTTACAAGACTATAATACAGAAGATAAAGCTGCTATTATTAAAGGATTAGTAATATCTAATTTAGGCAGTTATTCATTAACAGTTCCCTATGTAATTAGTGGATGCGTTGTAAGTGATTCTAATAAAGACGTTACTGCTGGAGAGATATTTTACGGTGGTAAGTTTTATGAAACAACTGCCGTAAATGGTACTACTAATGTAGCTAGATTTATTTTAACTAAAACACAAGATTCAACTGCTGACCCTTTAATTTTTACAGATAGTTCTTCTAAATCAGTACATGATATTTATAAATACGTTGCTACTGATGTGGCTAGTGGTGGCGATTTTATTTCAACTGATTTAGTTAGTTTATATGGAGTTTCTAAAATAACATTTGAAAATAGATCAGTTAATCAATCAACCACAAGTTTAACGCCTGTAGATTTAACAGGATCAACTTACACAACACCTTCAATCGGAACTAAAACATGGTTAATTACAGCAAAATCTTATTGTAAATGGGCTGCTGCTGCTGGTATTCCACAAGGGGGGGAGTTGCAAATATATAACGCTACTACTTTAGCTGAACTTGACGTATCTTACGCTTTTTTAGAATTAGCAGGAGTTGTTAATAATGTATTATTAACAGCTTCGTGCCACGTTGTGGTTTCTTTACCTGCTTCTACAGTTGTTAAAGTTAGAATAAAATCCTCTGGAGGTGCTTCAGTTGAATTTGCAGGTAACGTTTTTTCTATGGTTGAAATATAACCTTATCCCTTTTTTGATAACCGTTTGAGTACGTTGTTATCCTAATAGTTAAACCTTCATTATATGAGGGTTTTTCTTTTCCATAAATATCGTAATACTTAATGTCAATAACACTACTATTCACATCATATTCATTTACACTAACAGCAGGTTTAATATAAAATCTTTTATAATTACCAACAGTAGCATTAGAATAAATACGACCATTACCAGCCCCCATTATTGGAGTAATTTTAACTTTGTGTTTATAAGTATTAGCACTATCTAAAGATAAAAACCCACTAAACACATTTAAACAATCTTGTAAGTATGATGATGTCCATAATTGTAAAACACTCATCCCATTACCACCAAAATTAGTACTTTTAGTAAAAACTATTGTTAGCGTGTCGTTTGTGCTTAATGTATCTGTAACATTAATTACATTAATATAATCTGATTGGGTTTGAGCATTACACAAATTGGTTAATAATGCTAATATTGTTATTAGTTTTTTCATATTATTTAAGTTTAATTTTATCTATTAAGTATTGTTTTAGTGCTTTAAAATCTAAAGTACTAGCACTAGCTGGTAAAACATCCATTATAGCGTAATGAATTTCTATTATCTCTTTAGCAGTAGATGCTTCAATTTTTCTTTTATTAATACAATCGTTTAAAAAATTGTTTTTAGTTTGAGATTGTAAATAGGTTGTAACCCTTACTTTATAAACTTCTTTTTTATAGCTTAAAATGGCTTTACGCTTATCTGTTAAACTTTTTTCTTCTCGTTTACTCATTTAGTTGTAACAATAGTATTATTATAGCAAATATAGTAATTAATTTTGTATTATGAACTTTAAGTACATAAAAAATATTAGTGAAGATGAAGCAACTATTTTACTTTATAGTCAAATAGGGGATTCTGTTGATGCTAGTGGAAACTATGTAAGTGGTATTTCAGGAAGTGCTTTTGCTTATGAAATGCAGTATTTACAAGATAAATGTAGTAAAATTAAGGTACGAATCAATTCTATTGGCGGCTCTGTATTAGATGGGTACTCAATAGTATCGGCTATCCTTAATTCTAAAGTACCTTGTGATACCTATATAGATGGTTTAGCTGCTAGTATTAGTGGTGTAATTGCAATGGCAGGTAAAAAGTGCTACATGGCAGATTTTGGTACTTTAATGTTACACAATCCAAGTGGTGGTAATGATACTGCTGTTTTAGATTTAGTTAAAGATACTTTAGTAACAATTTTTGAACAACGTACTAAATTAACTGCTGAAGAAATATCTGTAATGATGGATAAGGAAACGTGGCTAGGTGCTAATGAAGCATTAAGTATGGGTTTAGTAGATGAAGTTGTTACAAGTGTAAAAAAATACAAAGTTAGTAAATCAGAAAGCCTTAGTAATATGGCTATAATTTATAATAAAATCATAAACAAACCAAACATGGAAAAAATACAAAATGTATTGAAACTATCCAATGAAGCAAGTGAAGAAACTATTGTTTCTGCTATTGAAGAAAAGGATATTAAAAATGCTGAGTTACAAGCAGAAGTTGATAGATTAAAAGCTATCGTAGATGCTAACGAAGCTAAAGAAAATGAAGCTAAAGAATTAGCTGCAAAAGAATTAGAAACTAAA